CAGGCCATGTAGTAACTAACACTGAATTTTTCTTGAACTACCGCAAAACAATCTCCCATAAAAGCACCAGAAAAGTCTTTCATAATCAATCTTCCAGATTTATTACGATAAAAACTACAAGTAACGTGTTTATCGTTTCTAAAAGGTGATTTGAATAGACCTTTCTGTACTTTTACGCCAAGATAATGTTCCATTATCTGTTCCTCTGGAACTTTCGATAGTATCAGTTCTTTAGTCACCGATATGGGCTCCAGAGAATACTCCATTTAAATATTAGAATGGGAGATCAGTAGTATCAGTAGTATCGGTAGTATCAATACCAAGATTCTCAGCCAATCCTTCTACACTACCAGTGCCAGTCTGGGCCATATTAGTGGGTTGGGCATTCTTAGCAGCATCAATCTTCTTCTGTTCAGACTGATTCATTACCAAGTCATGACCAATAAAACGAGTTGCAATACTAAGAGCACCTGTACGGGAAATCTTAGCAGGGAAACCAGGAATTGCAGCAAAACCATTAGACTGAGGAATAAGTTTTACTTCAAGTTCCGTTCCAGCATAAGGTTTAGTAAGAATTCCGATAAGTTTAACAAGTTGATCAAAATTAAGATTCTTAAGATTTACCTTCTTATTATTAACTTTAACGTCATCATTGTCAATCATCTCTCCAATTTCAGGAGAAAGCGCATCACAAATCTGACGAACAGCAACCATGAAATGCTCTACTTGTGAAGGATTTTCACCAAAAGTACCAGCACTTCTTTCAGCAGAAGTAGGCTCAAAGAAATTATGAGTAAACTCACCATAACCATCAATATCAAGAGTGAGCTTCATAGTTTTATAATCCTGGTTCTTATTTTGTGAATGAACTTCACCAAGTTCTACACTAACAAATTTAGCATTGTGAATACCAGCCTGAAGAAACTTTCCACTCTCTTTAACGCCAGTGGTAGCGCTTAAATCAAACATTCCCATATTAAAAATATATTAAATCAATTAAATTAGAAGGGGAGTGCATCATAATCATCCCCGAGCATTTCTGTTATCTCATCTTCTATTGCACTATTTGTAGAATTAATTTCTTGAATCTGTTCTTTTTCATCATCAAGATTTTCTTCTTCTATTTTTAGTGTTTCTTGATCTTCTACAGGAGTAAGTACAAAGACATTTTCTTTGACTTCTCCACTTCTATCTTTAAATTCTGAGAATGTAAACGCAGAACCAAACTTTAATAGACTGGTTCTTTGTTGACCTTTAAATGAAATAGTACCTTTCTGCGTGAGCTTATTTCCATTAGCTCCATCCGTGAATACATCAGACTTACTTATAATAGGATAAGTAGTCTCATTATCCACAGTTCAATAATTTATAGAAATTCTATCTCCAGCTACAGCACCTAATTGACTAATTGCATTTGGAGTAAGAACCAATTTATTATCTTCAACTCCCAGATCGTAAGATTTTGTGCTGGCTGTTATTGTAGAATTAGAGTTAATAACTTTTACATTACTAACCTTTTGAGTACTTTCATCAAAATCAAATGATATTTTAAGCATCGTATTCAGCTATTTTTTCAAGAACATATTCCAAATCGTTGGGAATATAATCTTCCTCGAAACAACCCATTGGACTCTTTGCAGTAGTAGTACCATCAGAATGTGTTTGAAATACATATTCGGGCTTATCATCTTCACCTTTACGAATATCGGTAAAGAAGACATAGGTAAATAAACCTTCTACAGTAATTGAATTATCAATCATTTTTCCCAATGTCTTTATTTTAAGCTGAGGTTCATCTGCAGTACCAACATTTTCACTATGACAAGTTAAGATAACATTCAAATCATCTCTCATCATAATAGCTGCTTTTAGAACGCTATAAAATTTCTGAGCAATATCAGTAAACTTTTGGAATCCCTTCTCTTGAGCCCTATCCATATATTCGAAACCCATGAGATATTGTGAATCCTCAATTATAACGTTCTTAATTTCAGGTCTCTTGGTATTAATATAATTTAGAATTTGTCCAATAGTCTGAACATTACTTGTGTTTATATAATTTCCAGTTGGATTGTCTTTGTTTCAAACAGAGTATTTACTACGCCATCCCTTAAAAGGAAGCGGTTTAGACGCAACATTAACAATGAACGTTTGCGTAGAATCTAGATTTCTTATGCTAGAACTTTTTCCGGTTCCACTGGAACCTACAACAGCTATTAAATTCGCCATTAAAAACTAAATGTTAAAGGTTTTTGAATTTCTCCAGTTAAATTATTAACTGTAGAATCATCTTCTTCCTCTTCTTGTAGTGCTGTATTGAGACTAAGATATTTTCTAAAGTCCTTAATCTCACTTGCTTTTGGAAGTTCGTTCCAATAGCCGATTTCGCCAAAGAAACTTACAGGAACAACTTTATCTGATTGTCCAAATCGATTTTTTATCAATTGCGCAGCACGATAAGTATCTCTTAAACCAATAAAATCTTCTGGTGCAGGATTATCATTTTCAATAATGATTGGAAATCCTTTATGAGTTTTAATTTTATACTTTAATGGATGATATATACCAATACATACTAAGCAATCGTTGTAAGGGTCTCCAGAATCTTTG